AGGCCCAGACCGCCGTTCAGAACGCGGCGAAAGCGCTGGCAACGTCGACCGACGAAACCTCGCGCAAGATGCAGGCCGCGATGCGCAAGGCGCAGAGCGAGGTGAAGCGCACGGCCGCCGAATACGAGAATGCGTCCGCCAAGGCGAAATCGGCCTATGCGGATATCGGTGGCGCCGTCGACAAAGCGATCGGCGCCGAGAAGCGCCTGCGCGAACAGATCCAGCAGACCACCGACGCGATCCGCAACCAGGCGGCAGCGGAGGAGACCGCGGCTATCAAGGCCAATGCCCGCCAGCGCCGGCGGGATATCATCGGCGGAGGGCTCGCAACCGCTGGCATATACGGCGCCTACAAGGCCCGCGAGTTCGGCCGCGAGGCGATCGTCTCCGCCGCCGACTTCGACATCGGCATCCGGCGCCAGCGCGCCTATACCGGGACGTCCGAGCAGGACCAGGAAAATCTCTTGATCCCGCAGGCGAAGCGGATCGGCCAGGAGACGCAGTTCACCAATCTGGACATCGTCGAGAGCCAGACGGCCGTGATGCAGCGCCTGTCGCCGAACCTCCCGCGCGCCAAGGTGGCGGCCGGCATCACCGAGGAGGTGAAGAACTACGCGCTCGCCATGCAGGCCGACATGAAGGTCTCGGCTGAGGGCATCACCTCATTCCTGCAGCAGACCCAGAAGGACATCAGCACGCAGGAGAAGGCGGTCAAGGAAGCCCGGCGGGCGACCAACATGATGATCCGCATGGCCAAGATCGGCGGCATGTCGGACGAGGATATCCAGAACTTCTTCAGCTACGCCGGTGCCTCGGCAACGATCGCAGGCCTGTCCGATACGACCATCGGCGCGCTTGGCGTCGGCATGCGCCGCTCAGGCTTCCGGGGCGACGTCGCCGGCGTCGCGCTGCGGTCCTTCTCGTCCAAGCTTGTTTCGCCGACGAACAAGGGTATGGCTGCGCTCGACAGCATGGGGATCAACTTCGACGACTTCACCACTGCGCCGGAGAAGATGACCAGCGGCGCTATCGGCAGCGCTATGAAGCGGAACTTCGGCAAGTCGATCTCTGCCGCGACCTTGGGTGCCATCGAGGAAGTCCTAGATGACCCGGACCTCATGAATGACAAGGACGCGTTCACCGCTGCAATTACCGAAGCCGTGTCGCCGGAATTCGGCGACAAGATGGGTGCAAAAGATCGCAATGCGGTGGCGAAGGTTTTCGGCCAATATTACAAAATGTCGGTCGCGAGCACCGACACCGAAGGCCTGCTGGCCGCCATCCTCGCGGCTGATCCATCGCTGGCCCAGCTCAATGCGTTCTTCACCGACAAGCACGGCGGCAAGGCGGGCGTGCTCGCGGCAAACCTCGGCGCGATCGCCGATGACAAGGCCGATCTGGCCAGCGTCCCGGACAATTACGGCGCCCAGATCTCCGCCGAAATCATGGGCGGCCTGGGCGGCTCGTTCGAGCGGCTGAAGGGCTCGGTCGAGAACGCGACGCTGGCCATGGGCGAGGCCAACGCCAAATGGCTCTCCTACACCTTCGAGGGCGTGGGCAACACGATCGACGCGTTCTCGAACCTGAGCGAGCCGGTGCGCCAGGCAGCAACAGCCCTCGGGACGCTCGCGGCTGGCGCGGGCTTTACATGGGGCTCGATAAAGCTGCTCGGGACGTTCTTCGGCCGCGACGGCGGGCTGAAAGGGTCCGCACTGGCCCTCGACGGTTCCGCAGCTGCCCTCACGCGAGCGGCGGTGGCCTTGGGTGGCGGTGGCGTCATGGACGGGGTAGGGGGCGCCGCCGGCGGGAAGGGCAAAGGCGGCTTCTGGAGTAAGTTCGGCGGCTTTGCCAAGAACGTCATCCCCCAGGTCCTGGCTTACGAGCTCGGATCGGAGGCGCTCGACATGGGCTTCGACGCCGTTTCGGGGCCCAAACCGCAGACCGATCACAGCACGATCGGAACCTTCAAGCGGCTCTGGAACGACATGCCGCCGATGATCGGCCGGCGGGAGGGTACGGCGGCCGTCGACGGCTCGGCGCTGGACCAGACCAAGGCCAAGGCCGATGCCGCCAGCCAGGCCGTTTACGGCCTGGGAATGACCGTGCGGCCCAACGTCGACACGACGTCGCTGGACGAGGCGCTCGGAAAGCTCTCGGCGCTCAGCAGCGGCCTGGGTAGCGTCAACGCCGGGATATCGAGGACCTCGCGCGGGGTTGATCAGAAGCTCCGGGCGATCCATGCCGACACCGGCGTGACCGGCGTCGGCCATCAATAGGAGGTTGAGCTGTGCTCGCAATTCTCGGAGGCGTGGTCTTCGAGATCGCGCCGATCAATGTCACGGCCATTGAGCACAGCTCGGAGGCCCGGTTCGCCGAAAAACCCATCCTCGGGCGCCGGCCGCCGCTTGAGTTCATCGGCGACGGCGCCGAGACGTTCGGGCTGACGGTGAAGTTGCTCCCGTATGAGTTCGGCGGGCTGGACGGCCTCAGCAATCTGGCGGCCATGCGCCAGAGCGGTATCGCGCAATACTTCATGCGCGGCGACGGCGTGCCGATGGGGTGGTTCGTGATCGAAAAGGTCAGCGAGCGATCCTCCTATCTCAGCGCGCAGGGCATCGGCCGGGTGGTCGACGTCGACATCTCGATCAAGCGGGCCGATGCTCCGGTCGGCTCCGACTTCTTTGCCTCGATCATGGGAATGCTGTGATGTCCGCCACGACTTACGAGACGGTCGTCGTCGCCGGCGACTTCATCACCATCGACCTGCTGGTCTGGCGCCGCTTTAAGCGCCGGACGGACGGGCTGGTCGATCGCATCCTGATGTCCAACCCCGAGCTTGCCGTCGCCGGTCCCTACCTACCGGTCGGCACCGTCGTGAAGATCCCGATCGATGCGCCGGCCAGTGGTGCCGTTCGCGTCGAAGCCATCCGGTTGTGGAACTGATGACCCAGACCCTTTGCGTGATCACCATCGACGGGCAGGACGTCTCGTCGGGCATCCTGCCGCGCCTGCTCAATCTGTCGGTCGTCGACAAAGCGGGCTCCAGTTCGGACACCTGCCAACTGGAGCTCGACGACATCGGCGGCGCGCTGCTGCTGCCCCGGACCGGCGCTGCGATCGAGGTCTTGCTGGGTGGCACGTCCGGCGTCTCGACCGTCTTCACCGGCACGGTTGATGAGGTGCAAAGCCAGGGCTCCGGGTCGGGCATGACGCTGATGGTCTCTGCCAAGGGCTTCGACAGCCAGGGCAAGGCCAAGCAGCCTCAGCGCATGCATTGGGATGAGAAGTCGCTCGGCGATGTTCTGCGCGAGGCAGGACAGCTTGCCGGCATCGGGGATGTCCAGGTCATCGGCGCGCTCGCCTCGCTCTCCCGTAAATATTGGGCGATGCAGAACGAGAGCTTCCTGCACTTCGGCGAGCGGCTGGCGCGCGAGGTCGGCGGCACATTCAAGATTGCCGGCAAGCGCGCCATTCTGGCGGAACGCAATGGCGGGTCTTCGGCGTCCGGCGCGGCGTTGCCGGCTGTGACCGCAAGCCTCGGTGCCAACCTGATCTCCTGGGATATCTCGCCTGCCCTTGGGCGCCCCCGCTTCAAGGAGACGCGGGTTCGTCACTACGACGCCAAGGCCGGCAAATACGTCTACGAGACCGAGCAGGTCGAGGATCCTGACGCGAAAGCTATCCTGACGGACCGCTTTGACGCGGCCGATGCGGATCAAGCGAAGGCGAAAGCCAAGGCACATAAGGCGAGCGCCGAGCGCGAGAAGGGCGGCGGCACCATCGTCATGAACGGAACGACGACGCCTCAGCCAGAGGCGACCGTCATCCTAATCGGGGCTCGACCGGGCATCGACGGCACCTATCGGATCGACACTGTCACGCACCAATTCGACGGCAACGGCTGGACGACGCGGCTGGAAGTGAAGCAGCCGCAGGGCGAGGCCGGCAAGGATAGCCGCGACAAGACAACCGGCTCGACGGGCAAGGCATACGGAACCGAGCCTTCAATCGAGGCCGGCGCGGTTCCAAATTCCGATGTCGCATAGTCGAATGACAGCTAGCGACTGCGGTTCTCCGTCAACCGCGCCCATAGAGGAGGGAAGTATCGGGCTGCCGAGGCAGAGAAGTCGAGCGCGCCAGCAGGATTCGGGGAATGATGCTGGCGGGCTCTCGAGCACCACGCCGGGGACGGCGTGCTCACTGGTCTGAATGGGGCCCAAAAAGAAGCCCGCGGGGCAGCGCGCCAAGTCGGTCAGCCTGATAAGTGACTCGTGATCCATCAACCCCTAATCCCAAATCGGAGAGAGGTGCGGGCGGTCCGCGGAGTTCGAGGCAACACGAACTACTGGATCGGGACTCAAAGCCTAACCAGCATGCTTAAAAGCACGCCCGCACCAACCAACCCGCGGGCGACCGGCCGGTTCCAATCTCGATTTAGTCGAACCGGCCGCTGCCACCAGGGATGCTCAAGTGGATCTCCCAGCCCTCGGCCATAGCGGTTTC